TTAACCTTTTTTTGACCTTAGGTAAAACCTTAGAATCAAGAAAATCCTCATGATATTCATCTGAGGTAACAGGTTCGAAAAACGCTTGTTCCATCCTTTCGTTATCATTAATGATTACCGATTCCCAAGAGAGATAAGGAATACAAAGACAATTTTTCTCTGGTTCCATTCGGCTGAAAAGATCGTTCAAATAAACGAGAATTTCCGTACGTTTGGACTTAAGAGAAATATTCTCTCTGTTTCCCCAATCTCCAGCTAGACCACCATGCGAACTAGGGACATGAATTGAACGAACTGTTTTAGACAGTTTCGTTCGATTTACAGTCTTAAAGATTTCATGAACTACATCATTAGGGGTTTCCCTCATGAGAAATTCTAAATCCCTTAGACATTCTCCTAGCACACGTGATCTACGATCAAGAACTTTTTGTTTACCAGAATCAGTAATACTTCCTTCGAAGATTAACTGAGAATTAACGGTACCATAGGACTCATGAACATAGTTTTTCCCAAGGGATAAACTCAATCCATAATCCTGGACTCGCTCTTTCCAAAGAGAATAGTTTTCTCTTTTGGTCCTCATAAGGATATCATCTCCATTTATCAAATATTGATTAGGAGTCAATCCTATTGATTGAGCAGTACAATCGTTAAGTAAACATAAAAGGGGAAAGGATAAAAGAGATCCCATCAATTGTCCTGATTGCTGAAGTACTGGTTCAATACCAGAATACTTCGGATAAATCAACAAATGAGGGGAAATCTCTTTCATTGCCCATCTCTTTGTAGGCTCGTGATCGATAGATTCTAGAATACCTTCTAAAAGGGCATGTGACGCTTCGATAGCAAAACTATCTGTAGCCGAGGAATAATCCCCGGAAATCCATACATCTCCAGGTGAACTTTGTTCATATATCCTTTTGATGGATGGTTCCAGACGATTTGTTCCATGCGTTAAACAAAATTGAGGAAACTCATTCAACGCATACCACATGGCCTTTTGAAAAGGTTTCAGGCAAAATGTATCTCCAATACCGGCGGTAATGGTCCTTACCTTGAGAGCTTCCCGAATGGGTTCAACTCTCACAGGAAGTGGACCTTCCGGTGGAAATGCATTAAATCTGAGTTCTAGAGTGGTGGTTTGAGACTCTTTGAATAGATCTTCACGACCAAGAGACTTAGGAAGATGAGGATTTATTTCCTCACGGAAAAATTCCTCTCCTAAAAGTTTCTCAGTCGTGTCAAAATCTTCAAAGATTTTTTGGGTCCAAAAAGCAGAAATGTTATCATGTATTGAAAGACGCTTCTTGAAACATTCGATCAATTCTTTTCCAATTTTACCAGTATCAAGAGGAATAGGATCCCATTTTGACTGTTTTGCAGTTATTCTGAGATCACTATCTATCTCGAAATCTGGTTGTGATTGAAAAAAAGTTTTTGTATTGATCTTATTGTTTCTTGATGCGCTTCTCCTTAGTAATGAATCCTTTGAATAATGAGATTCAAATAAAAGATTCTCAGGACGAACCCAAGATGGTGATTCTTTTAAACGGAAATAAGATCCTTGTTCACAATAAATTGGGACATGGAATCTTCTCCAAAAGGAAGCATCATCA